TGCGAATTGATGGACAGGTACCCGCCGACCGTCTCCAGCTTCGGGAGCGTGGCCTGCGAGCAGATGTACAGGTCCCCGCCGACCGTCTCCAGCTTCGGAGCATCGAGCGTGGCCTGCGAGTAGATGTACAGGTACCCGCCGACCTTTTTGAGTTTGTTCGCGGCGAACTTCACGCCCTCTTCAATTCTTAAAAGTCCGGTGATCTCTTCAAAATCAACTTCCATGTCCCGCGTAACAACCAAATCCCCATCATGCTTTTTCATACCTTCTCCTTTGTTAATAAATATTTGCCGCGCTGCTACTAAAGCAACGGGGTCACTTATGCGGCCACATCAGCCACGCGTAACAAATGTAGGCTGTGATCCAGAATCCTATGACGAAGACCATCAGGCCGAAGTATGTGACTATTCTCATTTTTGATTCCCCTTTAAGCCGCGAGTTTGCTCACCACGCGGTGTAAGCCACCGCGAATGCGATCCCGCCAATCGCTAAGCAGAATACGATTGCCGGTGCGTACGGCTCTTTGTTCAGAATTTCCGTTCCCAAATCTTTCATCGAATGCACTCCTGAATTTGTTTTGAGCGTCTTCCTGCATGTGCGAGTAGACGCGACTCATGACTTGCGCGGTGAAACCGCCGACCTTCACGATGTGATCTTGAGGTGCTCCCATCGAGATCATGTTCGACGCCCAGGTATGTCTGAGATCGTGGAAGCGGCACTTCACGCCGGAATCGCGGCGAACCTTGTTCCACTGGTGCCGGTTCTCGACCTGTGGACGATTCGCATCGGACTCCATCGGGAAAACACAGGTGCCTTTGGCATCCCGAACGCGCTGGGTGAGTTCAGAGAGCACCGGGTTTGAAATCGGGATAGGAACTTTGCGCGGCTTGCGAGTCTTCACCCTAGCTGCGTCTAGATTGATAATGCGCTTCTCGAGGTTCACTTCCTCGACTCTGAGCTTCAGAATCTCCCCGTGTCGCATTCCCATGGTCAAAGCCATCATGATCTGAATGCGCGTCCTAGGATGGAACTCAGCCGACTTTAAAAGACGATTCGATTCGTCATCCGAGAGAGCGCGGCCGATCTCCTCGTGAACTTCATTCAGAACGAAGTCCTTTTTAGTGAAGCTGCGCTTGATCCAGCCCTTCGTTTGGGCGCGTTTCAAACCCATTACTAAATAGCGACGGTCGTGTTCTAGCTTTCTGGGCTTACCCTTCCACGTCATCTTGCCGGCGCTAGCGGCCCGGTACATAGCCCAGATTTCTTCAAAGTCAGTCTCGAATGTATCGAGATATGGCGCGTTTTCAGTAAACCACGGACGTAAGTGCTGAACAGAGCATCGCGTTTGAGCGAAAGTGTTTCTTGCCTGCGAGCTTTGAATTTTCAAAAGAAGGTCAAAGGCATCGGATAAAGTTCTACGTTGAGTTTCCATATTAAATCCCCGACCATTGGTTTTCGCGGAGCCAAATTTCATAGCAATCAGATTGCTCAAGGAAGATGGCGTGAGACTGGCCGCACGGATGACAAATCCAGTTCATAATCATCCGACCTTCTTCGACTTCCCGGCCGTCATGTAGCTGTCCAGCTCAGAAACTTCCCATGATTTACCGCCGCTCTTATTGATCGATGGCTTAAGAAGTCCGCGCCTTCCGGCATAGTCGATCTGGTCCGGAGTCAGTCCCGTGTAGTTGCATGTCTCAATCAAATTCAGATACCGCTTCTTAAGCGGTTCAATTCTCTCCACATGTCCCCCTCAAATTCATCACTTCATCCAGAATTGAATTAAACCTGAGCGGCGCGTCCCTCCGGACGTTTCACGAGTTTTACCCCGTTGACCGCATATCCTGGTCGATACGCGCCGCTTTTCTAACTCCAGATCGCAAGAACCGGAGTCAAACCTTCGTGCCTTCAAAGTTGTCGAAACTTGGTTCTTCAGGTGCATTCTGTCGCGCCTCGGAACCTGCAACGGGATTGGCTTTGATCGTCGGACCCGCCGTCTGTTTCACCTTCGCATTCAAGTCGGCGGCCTTTCCGGTTGTGGCCTCGCCCTGCGGAACTTTAAAGTAGTCCTCGATCTTGCCAAAACCGTCTTTGAGGCTTTGGTAGATCCGTCGCAAAGATGCCAGTTGGCGTTCACTGATCGCGTCAGACTTGCACTGATACTGATTCTCGATCATCGGCTTAGTGACCTTGAATTCTTCCATCGCCTTCAGCATCGCCGCGATGCGGTCTTTCAAAGGCTTTTCGTCTTTAGAAAGAGTCTCGTTGCACTTGTCCAAGAAAGTTTCAACCACGTCGCCAGGAATGACCGACAAGAGACAATTTCTCAGCCGTCTAGCCCCATCATTCATAACTCGTTCGTAAATGTCGCGACTTGAAGAGAGTTCTTTCGCTCCGTTTCGCGTATCAATCGTGTGTGGAACCGTGAACTCTAAAAATTTCCAAGTGTTCGTTTCCAGGTCGCCGGCGTATGCGAGCATGACAGATTCTTTCTTTGTCGGATCACGCCTGACTTCGGTGACTCCGCTCATGAGATTGCCCCATGCTTGTCCAATCGCCTCCGCCGCCCTAATCGAAGGACCGGCGACAGAAGTCCCGCCTTTCGCGTACTGATATTCAGCCTGCTCAGCGAGCCGCCTCCGTCCGGCCGCCGCAGTAATGCGAGACATTGCTTGGACTTCATCACGCGGGAATCGTTTCGCTACAGCCATGGCGCTCTGGAGCTGTCCAATCGCCTTCGCTGATTCGAGTTCGATCAGACCCTTTTCTTGAACTACTTCGATTTCATTCTCTGACATAATTTCTCCTTAGCCTAAGGCCATTTCTCTCTGTACGAACCAATCGGGAAGCCCGAGGTCGATAAAACCCGGATAAACGCCGGTTTTCTGACACTCAGCGATTTGCATCAAAATTCGTTTGTAGTGACGGCGACCAATGTCTATGTCGATTTCTCTCGCCGGAACGCAGAGAACCTTGTTCGGCGCCTTCTTCTGAACGAAAACGAAAACGTATGGACCTGGATCGATATCAACGGCCTTCATTCCGTCGATCGTGAACGCCGCTGAAACGTGATAGCTATGCTCATAGATCGCGTCGGAGATTCCTTTTTTCGAGAAGTGATCGCCGCGAATACTTTTCCAGTCATCGGTCATGGGACCGCCAAGGAAAAGCGGAATTCTTTTATCGGGTCTACACTTGCAGAGCACCCCGCTCTCGGGGTCAATCCAGAAAATCGTATCTTCGTAGTGACCGTCTGCTTCGATGATCGCCTTGCTTTGAGGATTCGCCATTAATCCGGCGAACATTTCTTCGATCTCTTCGGCCTGTGCAGCGTTGATAATCGTGCTGTCTTTATTCGCCTCAAGCCAATCGGCCTTGGCCTTTCGCATTCCTTCGCCAGAGAAAGTCGGCATCAGAACGAATAGAGACTTGTACTTCTCAATATTCTTATGATGCTCGATTCGAGAGTGAAGCATTTTTCCCAATAACAGCGCCTCGCTGTCCTCGTCTGCGCCGCGAGCACGACGAGCAATCATGTTGGCCGGAGTCAGTGCGGCAAGTTCGATGCTGGTCTTTGAGATGCCAGGAAGTTTTCGGTGATAATCATCGCCATCGATCCCAGGGAAAATTCCCGTGAGCAATCCAGCTTCGGCAAGCAGATTGAAGTCTTCGGTTGTTCTTGGATTAAGAGATAAAGCAGTCATGCTCGCTCCAGATTGGTTTTGGCGCGACTAATGAGATACTTGACGCGATCTGTGAAATTTTCCCAGACAAGCGTTTCAAACGCGATGGTTTCGGCGTATTCAGTGCCACGCACGAGAAGGTTCACAGCCTCAGTCAGTTCCGGATCATCGTTAACGAGATCGCAAATGTCGTCGATTCGGACCTGGCGCGGATCCGGTTCATTCGAGATCGGGCGAGCGATATTTCTTTCAACTGACATTTTCACTCCCTTAAGACGTAACTGTGCATTCGCGTCAAAAAACTTGACGCACTATTCAAAAACGTATATTTAGCCGCTTGCTGTTCTTTTCAGGCCGCTTTCGGCCTCCAGAGTTCAGACTCGGGGATCCCAAGCGCGAGAGACACGCTCCAACGTATCTTTCCACTGGGGACATAGCCCTCGAACAAAATTGCCTTCGCGGTCTTCGTACTGATCCGCGCATCTGCCGCCAATTTCTCGGTTGGGTTCGGCAGGCTGCGCATCCATCTCGTCAGCAATACTTCGTTTACTTCAAGTTCCGTCCGACTCATGCACTTGTTTTAAACCGTTCGGTTGAAAAAGTAAATACCTTTTTCAACTAAATGGAGAACTTTTTCAGGGAGCGACCGTGTTAGACTGCGATCTAGGTCAACTTGTGAATAAGATTGATGAAGATTTCATCAGGAATGTGAACGACCTTCTTGAGAAGGCCGGCTGGAATGTCTCGCGCCTTGCGCGTGAGATCGACTTTACCCCGCAGTATGTCCACAAAATATTGAAGAGGGGCGTCCCGAATACGGACGTTCTCAAGAAGATTGCGGACGCGCTGAAAACCGACCCAGATGCCTTGCTCAAAAAAAAATCACAGAAAACAGAGAAATTGGCGCACGAAATTCCGTCAGCTCTCCTCCACAGACTCGAACTCTTCTCCGCAATCCCCACCCTCGATGACTACCAAGTTGACGCTCTTCTGATTCAGGTCAGGAGATTTGTCCAAAGCCGGTCGGAGTCCGAGGCGATCAAGAAGAACAAAGACGTTGGCTAAACTATCCTGCGCTTGAAATACAGCCTGAAATAGCCGTTTCTTGTCTGAATTTCTCATGTTGTCTCCATACAAATCCGTTAAGACTTCGTAGGAGTCCGCGCTAAGTCGTGGACGCTTGCCGGCTCGCATCTTAGACTAGTCACCATCTGAACATGGGCCATTTGGGTAAGGTGCGAGCTGATTTTAAGTTCTATCGGAATCGTGGAGTATTTATTTAGTTAAGAATAAGTAACTAAGGAATGCCGCTTGATTGTCGCCGGAAAACATCCGATAAGCTGGCGTGCCGAAAATTCAGGATATTCTTCGCGCCAATATTAGAAGCCGCAGGGAGCGATTGGGACTTTCTCAATCCGAACTCGCAAAGGGCGCCGAAATGTCTTTAAGTGCTATTCAGCGAATCGAAAAGGGCACGCGTGAACCAAGGCTAGCGAACGTGGACAAAATAGCCAATGTCTTGGGCGTCTCCGCTTCCGCTCTATTTTCCTCTCTTCCGGGCAAAATCACTCCTATTGAGGCTCTAAATACTCTCGCGGATCACCTGTCTAAATGTAAGTCAGTCGAATAACTTCCCAGGCGTGTCGATTCGGACACATCCTGAATTCATTACAGAATACGTTGGCCCACGCTTTGCTCTATCACGGGTATGTGGAAGTATTTGATTCTCGCATTTTTGGTCGCAGGTTGTGATTCTTCGCAGGTAGGATCTAGTTCAGCGGAAACGACCACACAAAAACCCTTGGCCTCATCCTGGTCGAATTCTTCGATGACTCTGGATCTGGCAAGAGGATCGAACGCAAAATCGGTTACCGGCAACGTCGGGATCTGTACTGCTACTTCGATTAGACCTGACGGCGCCCATCAGTGCGATAATCTCATAAATATTCCGCAGACCGTGATTTGTTCGCAGACTCTTCAAATCGGACAACCCGAAGTGATCAATATTTCGGCACCCTCTCATTCATTCACGACGGAATCACCAAATAATTGCGGCGATTCATTGAATAACGGAAGCGGATACTGCGCGAGTTTATCCCAGCAATGCGATGCCATGCTAATCCAGGCCGGAAGTTTTGCCTATCATCGCGACGGGAATAGCTTGATTGTCGATATCAGCGGAGTCGATGAGCAGTTTCAGTGAGCGAGGCTCATGAGCTTCACATAAATCCAAAATAGAGTCGCAAAGTAAGCAATGATACGGGCATTTGTCGTGCCCATAGAATTCCTTAAACTGACGGCACCGCTCGCAATCGTGCATGGCCCTTCCAATATCATAAAAAACGCCATCCGTGGCGCTTGGGGGGACAATTAGTAACCTTCTCTCGTTTCGCGAAACCGGGATTGAAACCAATCTTCTTTCTCGTGGCCGCACATGAGGCATATGCCGTGGTCGCGCTCGTCGTGGGGACAGCATTCCTGGCATTGGTCGTCTACGTCGCGGTCTTCGTCATTGCATGCAGCGCATTTTGGCTTGTCCCAGCATGGGCAATCTGACTGGCACATCTGCTTACATTTCTGGCACTTCACCCATCCGTCTTTTAGGCTCATGTTCCACTCCGCGAATACGACTGCAACGGCTGACCGGATTCGAGCTGTTTAAGCTCCTTGGGCTTAAGTTGGCGGCATCGCATGTACTGCTTGCGGCTTATTCCGCACGGCTTGCAGTAGGTGTAACCCTTCTCGTCGATATGAGTCACTTTGAGATCACAACCCGGCCACAAGCCGTCGCACGTTAGTTTTCGGACGCCATCTTGGATTGAATAGGTCACGACGCACCTCGCACCAGACGGTAGACCACAAGCATAGCTGCCGCTGTAACCGCAGGAAACCCGAAGAGGATTGCTAGGCCGATAAGGTCAGTCATTGGTCACCTCGCTTAAATTCAGCGCGAAACTCTCGCATCGCTTCTCGTTTGGAGTACCCGAAATAGAGGCGCTTAACTCGATAGCCGCCAATCATATCAGCGATGCACCAACCTCCGTTAATCCTAGTGGTGCTCATGCGGACCTCGCATTCTCAGAAGCAATCGAAGCGTCGCGGCGGGTGTACCATTCAGCTTCAGTATCGATCCAGCCAGAAATAGCTCTCTTTAGGTCCGATACAAGACTCTCAAGGCACTCGACCTGGAATTCCGCGCACTCAGCGCAGAGGTAAAGCGTTCGATTGAAACCCATGGTTAGCGTGATTCGTTTTTCCCCTGGCAGAATGGGCGTCTGAACCATCTCGCTCCCAACGAGCTGCGAGCAGTTGTTACAATGTGCCTTTCGATTAGACGTGAAGGACTTCACCGAACCCCATTGGGAAAGCTGGATTGCTGTTTTCAAGCTGCACCTCCGATGATGAGGCGAAGTCCAGATTGTTCAATCCGCTTGCGGCGCTCTCGCATCTGTTTAGCTTTTAGCGACGACTCAACTAATGATCGCAGGTATTCCAGTCGTATCTCTGCCTCTTCGGAGAGTTCATTCTCCCGGTCAGCGGTTAGGTTAATGGCGTCTATCTCGTCTTCGATATCCTGCAGCTCTCGCTTGGTCAGGATTTTTCCTGGTTTCAGTCTCATATGTCCCCTTATTCGTTATGCGGCAATCCACCGCGTTATGCATAGCGTCTAAGCATGCGCCGTGCCATAGAGTCAGCATTGATACGGACTAACTGGCGGCATTGAATTGACGGAAAGTGTCATGCTAATTCACTCGACCGAGTAATATTTATACGGTAGCGATGACACATGAACTTCATTGAAGCGATACGCACCGAGAAACCCCTAAGACGTAAAGGTAAGCCAAGCCACGTTGGATCGAGCGGAACCGGATGGGTTGATCCCTGGTGCTTCTTAGGTTGTCATTCCGCCGCTATCTCGGCCGCATATGGTGTTAAGTGTCCCGTCCCGCATTTGTCGCTTGAGGACGTATTAGCTGACGATTGGGAGGTTCAGGAGAAGAGCATTGAACTTACCCGCAGTCATTTCTATCAGATTGCATCCAAGGTCGTTAAACGCTTCGCAGAGAGAGATGGGTTACGCTTTATGGGTCCAGATGGAATAGTCAATGGGCCAATTTCTGTCACTGACTTTCACGGTTGGAAAGAACTTGCTGACGAATTAGGGCTTTGAATCTCTCATATTGTGCAAGACGTAACGTGTTATGATCGCCCCGCCTCTCCCCCTCCCCCGTGTCCCCACCCTGCTGCCTAGCTGTCATCATCTCGGATATATCCCCAAACCAGGCGACTATTGGATATAAGAGGCGTTCGGCGCGCAGATAAGGGATAAGTGTCATAAAAGGTCATCGTTGAACCTGAGGCATCGTGGAGCGTCTGGCTAATTGTTACTTAAAGTAACTAGTCTATGCTTATTCTCCTCTCCCGTGCCGTTTTTGGTCACCGCCATTAATCAAGGCAATCTTAACTATTCACACCCATTGATGTCATTAGCTTTATGTCTCAAAACACGGGGTTTATAGATTCCGCGGCGCCGCTATAACTTAACAATTAGGTGCCCATATCCGTCACCGTGCACGCTACGAGATCGGTGACCAATCCCGGCACCGGGCCAAAGCCTAGGACTGAAGCTACCCTTACCAGCTGTATTGGTGTGACAATAATTGTCACTGTTAATTAACCATATGAATTCATTATATAAATTAACCACGCCATACCTAGAAGAACCTGCCCGACCCGGGGGGATGGGGGTCGCTCGTGGCTGGGACCGGACCATCCCCACCCCTGTAAAAAAATCGACGAAAAATAAAATAGGTAAAATTTACCTAGACAGATCGTCAGTATAATTATTACATGGCCGCATGGTGGATAACCAAGCGTCCTTGACACCCGCACAAATAGGCCGAAATTCGGTATCCCTATTCGATTCAGAGGACCCTCGGTCCCTAATTAACCTCGTTTCAGACACTGTGCGTAGAGCCATTCAGTCCGCATTCGAGAAAGAACCCCTGCTCTTTGGAATGGACGAGCGGACCCTGCTTAAGACGCTTCGTGCCAAGAAGAGTACACCAACGATCACGGACAATCGCCTACGTCTGAACTTCTGGAATCAGTATGACCAGACCCAGGCTCGGAATGCCCAGGAGATGAACTTTTCAGCAATTGTTGCGGGAATCTGTTCCAGGCAGTTCCTGTACGACCACTATCTGAAGCGTCCAGAGAATGTCGCTTGGATGCTTTGTATGCCGTCCTCCTACGAAACGGTCTTGGAGGAAGGGCTTCAGTTCGGTCTTGAGCAATTACGGGACGTGCTCGCCTTGGACGCGAATGTCTACCTCACGGACGCGGACGGAAAGGTCCTCAAGGACGAGGACGGCGAACCCACCATCATCGGCTTCAACATGAAGCTCCTGGAGATGAAGGCGAAGATCACGGAAATGATCCACGTTCGCTTAAAGGGCGCGGTCGCTTCTAAGCAACTCACGGTTCACGCCTCTTTGGGTCAGGTCAATAAACAGACAGAAGCCCTGACTATGGACGGGCTCCAACAGCAGCTCTTAGAACTCGAGAAGAGAGAAAAAGCCGCCGAACACACCCCGGGTAGTGATGGGGTGAAAGACGTGGAGGCTGAAATTGTCTCTGAGGGGTAACGAAACCAAAAAATTTTCGGTTGGGGAACCTAGGACGCAGAAAAAGCACCACCTCTGCAAAAACGCTCTCAATTGCGAAATCTGCATGAACCGATGCTACTCAGGATTCCACGGCCATATGTTCCTGCGCGGGGATTCTCGCCCCTGTGCTTGCGGGGCCTTTCCTAACTACCGGGAAGCCCATCGTTTCTACCGATATTTAACCCGGGACAAGAAGTGACGACACCTGAAGAATCACTTCGGATTCGTAAGCTTCAAGAGCAGATCAGGCTCAAGGAGAAGCAGCTCGAACTCCGGGAAGGTCTGCCCTTTCTCTATGGCTGGAAGTGGTACAAGTGGGCGAAAGAGTTTTTCGATTCCGTCAACAAGATCAACCTTCTCTGCGCCGCAAACCAAGTCTCCAAATCTTCTACCCAAATTAGAAAATGCATCGACTGGGCGACAAACCAAAAAAAATGGCCGAAGCTCTGGCTGCATAAACCCACTCAATTTTGGTACCTCTACCCCACGTCCCCACAGGCAACAATCGAGTTTGAAAAGAAGTGGGTTCAGTTCCTCCCCAAAGGAAAGTTCAAAGACGATCCAGTCTATGGCTGGAAAGTCGTCTACAAAAACAAGGAAGTAGCGGAACTTCACTTCAATTCCGGGGTTTCAGTCTACTTCAAGACCTATTCCCAAAACGTCAACTCCCTGCAAACGGGTACTGTTGACGCTCTCTTCTGTGACGAGGAATTGCCGGTAGAACTCTACGAAGAGTTGATGTTCCGTATTTCCGCGTCAGACGGATACTTCCACATGGTCTTCACCGCGACCATCGGTCAGGACTTCTGGAGAAAGGCTTTAGATCCTGAGGCGTTCGAGGAAGAGAATTTACCCGAAGCACTTAAACTAACAGTCAGTCTTTACGATGCCCAATTCTACGAAGACGGAACCCCGTCCCACTGGACCGACCAAAAGATCAACATCGTAAAAAATCGCTGCCGAAATCACAAAGAGATTCTGAAGCGCGTTTACGGGAAATTCATTCGTGATGACTCGGGGAGAAAATATGAGCAGTTCGATGTTAAACGCCATATTCGGCCAAAAGCTCAGATTCCTAAAGACTGGCTCATTTACGGCGGTGTTGACCCCGGATCCGGGGGGACCAAAAATCATCCTGGTGCTGTGTGCTTTGTGGCTGTGTCTCCAGACTATAAACGGGGTCGCGTATTTCTAGGCTGGCGTGGCGACGGTATCGAAACCACCGCTGGTGACGTACTCCAAAAATATCAGGAACTAAGAAACGCTAAAAATCTCCTAGTCACTGAAGCCTTCTATGACTGGGGTTCCAAGGACTTTTCTATCCTGGCCGGTCGTTCGGATGAGCCCTTTCAACCCGCCGATAAATCCCATGAGCGCGGTGAACAGATCATTAACGTCCTCTTCAAAAATGACATGCTCATTATCGAAGAAGACGAAGAACTTCATAAGCTTGCCTCCGAATTAATCGGACTTCGCAAAGATACTCCAAAGAACAAAGCTAAAGACGACTTTGCGGATGCCATGCGCTACGCCGTGACCCTCATCCCATGGGATTTCTCCTCGATCTCGAGTGACGAAATTCAAGATCCAGACTCCCCCCTTGAAAAACCTCCCGAAGAACCGCTGACCCCAATGCAGCAGCAAATCATGGAAAGAAGAGAATATGTTGCCGGACCACTCGCAGCCTCCGAAGAAAATAAAAACGTCTGGAGTCCAGAAACCGAGATCGAAGAGTGGAACACCCAGTACGGCAACGACTTCTAGCCGTGATCTTGGAAGCGAAAACGTCTGTGATATTATTCGTACTTGTGCAGAGGCAGGAGTATCCGTACTGAAATTCGGATACCTCCATGTGGAGTTCCAAAATACATCCACTCCCGAGCCCGATTACCAAATTCCGCTGGATCAAATCCCAGTTGGCAGTCCTCAAGGCCCCGTTCCCGCAATAACGGAAGAAGACAAGAAGATCATTAAAGAGAATTTACGCCGCGAAGAGATCACTCTTCGCGATGAACAAATCTCATTAGCGGTCATCGAAGATCCGACTCTGGCAGAAGAACTCATCACAAGTGAGCTTCAAGGCGAAAACGGGGAGATTGAAGATGGCGCCGACGGCGACACCGAGTAAAATCGCAGATCTCGAAAAGCTCTATAGCGAGAGCATGACGGTTGACCAGGAAGTTTTCGCAGAAATGCGATCAAACATCCTTCTCATTTCTGGCGATCACTACAATAAACGCCGCCATGACTTCCTACGTCGTATTCGCGACTCAAAAGACCTAACCGACCAACAGAAAATCCGCCTTACCAAGAATCACGTCCAAAGAATCACCAAAACCTACGCGAATAACATCGTTTCGATGTGCCCCGGAGTCGGTTTCTCTCCCAAGAACGAAACCGAGATGCAGGACCAAAAGTCCGCAGAACTCCATCACTCGGTTTGGCAAGATGCGGTAGAACGATACAACATCAACGAGAAGATTGATGACTGGGTTGATGACTTCATTGGCGTAGGTGAAGTCGCTCTAAAACTATTTTGGGACGCGACAGCCGGTCCAATCTCAGGTTACCAGCCACAAACAGACGACGACGGTCAACCGCTTACGGATGACGATGGAAATTTAAAGCAAAGCCCACAATTCCGAGGCGAATTCGTTTTTGAGACCCTTTATGGGTTCAATTTACTCCGCGATCCGGCCGCCAAGGAACTTTCAAAGTCTCGCTATCTCATCATCCGCAAGATGATGAACAAAAAAGATCTGAAAGCCAAGTTTCCCGACATCGCCAACCAGATCAATTCATCTGCCGATACTACGATGGTCGTTTTTGACCCTTCTCGTGGTGGATATCGAAAATCTGACGAAGAAGTCCTCGTAAAAGAGTATTTTTTCCGTCCCTGCGAAGAATACCCGAAGGGTTATTTCTACTTCACGACTACAGACCTTATTTTGACCCAAGGCGAACTTCCCGGCGGCGTATTTCCGATCATTGTTCAGCAATGGGACAAGATTCAGACCACGCCTCGCGGTCGTTCTTCCGTTCACCACATGCGCCCATATCAGGCCGAGATCAATCGGGCCGCATCTAAGATCGCAGAACACCAAATTACCCTGGGTGACGACAAGATTATCACCCAGAATGGTTCAAAAGTTTCCGCAGGCATAGCTATGCCCGGAATCAGGCACATTTCTACGACCGGAGGTCAATCGACCATTCTCCAGGGTCGTGACGGATCTCAGTACACAGCCTACATGCAGTCGCAGATCGAAGAACTCTACAGCGTCATGATGGTTGCCGAGGACGATGTTGAAGTAAATGGTCAACTCGACCCCTATGCGATGCTTTTCAGAGCTGCATCTCAAAAGAAGAAGTTTCAACGCTATATCCGTCGTTTTGAGCGGTTTTTAGTCGATGTCTCTAAGCTCTATCTCCGCTTGGCCAAGATCCACCTTCCTGATGACGAAGTGATCTATGCCGTGGGTAGAAAAGAGATGGTCAATATTTCTGAGTTTAGAAATATGGACGACATTTCGTACCAGATCGTCGTTGAGCCACAATCCGACGACATTGAAACGAAAATGGGAAAGCAACTCGTTCTGAATCATCTGGTTCAGTACACGGGCGCGAATCTCGGAAAAGAAGAACTCGGAAAAATTATCCGCCTCATGCCCTACGCCAATATGGAGGAGGGTCTTGAGGATCTGACTCAGGATTTCGATCTCGCGAATAATGATCTTCTCGCGATGGATCGCGGAGAAATGCCTCAGATGAATCAGTACGACAACCATGTGTACTGTATCAAGCGGGCGGTCTCAAGGATGAGGTCGCCCGACTTTAGATTCCTTCATCCCGAGATTCAGCAGAATTATCAGAACTACGTCATGGGTCATCAGCAGTCCGAAGTCGCGAATCAAAAAGCGATTCAAATGGCTGAAAGCGGGTTCATCCCTACCGGCGGATATCTAGTTACCTGTCAGGTTTATGTGGCGGATCCGCAAGACCCAGCGAAGACGCGCTTGGCGCGACTCCCCTACGAAGCACTCAAATGGTTAATCGAAAAACTGGAGACTCAAGGACAGAGCCTTCAGGAACTTGAGAATATGAACCAAGGGTCGATGGCCCAAATGGCTCAAATGCTCATGCAACAAGGGGGAGCACAAATGCAACCCCAACAAATGCAACAGGCTCCAGCTAACGGAATGGCTAGACCTCAAGCAATGGGGCGATGAAATGCCCAAGGAGATTGTATGAGTTTTGAAGCCTTCGCCTCGTCCGGTGGTTCTGCGTCTGGTGCTTCTGATGTCGGTGCTACTAGTTCGGCTCCGCCAGTTCATGAAACCAGCGCGACCTCGACGCATTCCGCTCCGCAAACAACTGAAACTCATACCCAGACTCCGACTCAAACTTCAACCCAATCCGCAGATCCAACTCAGGCAGTCGAAACTCCTCCGTGGGAGCCGCAATGGAAAGTTAAGGTCATGGACAAGGAGCATGAAATTCCTGAAGTTTTCAGGAAGGCCATTATTGATGCTCCATCCGAGAAAGCCTTCAAAGAAGTTTTTGAAAAGGCCCTCGGTCTTGATCACGTAAAAACTCGTTTTCAAGACACTCAGAAAAAATATCAGGAAGTAAACACCGCGCACACTTCCGTCATGAACGGAATTCAGGAACTCCGCGAGCATTATCAGCGCGGCGATTTCGATACGTTTTTTCAACGCCTCCAAATTCCAGAACAGCAGATATTGCAATGGGTAATTAAAAAGGCACAATATAACCAACTACCACCAGAGCAACGACAAGTTCTGGATGAGAAACGTTCCGCCGAAATGAAGGCGGTCTCGCTCGAAAAGCAGACCGAAACATACCGGCAGCAGCTCGAAGCCCAACAGACACAAGCCAAGTCTCAGGGGCTTCAATTCGCGCTCGAAAAGCCCGAAACAAAAACATTCGCACAAAGCTTTGATGAACGGGCCGGAAAGCCCGGAGAATTCATGCGTGAAGTCATCAAGCATGGCGAATACGTTTGGTACGCGTCCCAAGGAAGAACGGATCTGACGCCCGAACAGGCGATTCAGCAGGTCATGGCGAGATACGGGAGTTTCGTATCCCAGCAAAGCCAAGCGGCGCCGCAAGCGCAGCCCATGCAAACGCGAGGGACTCAAACCCCGGCACCACGCCGATCTGAACCATCTATCCCTAACCTGGCAGGCCGGGGATCTTCTTCAGCGGTGAGCGGAAAGACGAAGTTCACGTCACTCGACGCCTTAAAAAAGCACGCGGCCAAAATGGGCGCTAACTAAAAACGATTTCAGGGCACGGAGGCCCTAAAAAAATGTCGAATTCAACCGCTCGTTCCTTTAGCACGATGCTCAATGAGTATCTGCCGAATGAACTTCTCAAAGAAGAGTTCATTAAACGCGATTACCTTCTGACCAACATCGAAAAAGATGACACCTGGAAAGGTGGAAACTTGGTCGTACCGTTCAAAGCCGCAGGCGCAAGCTCTGTAGCTTTCGGTTCTCTTTCTGCTTCTAACGATATCGCGGAAGACCTGTATGTCCGTGGTGGCGTGAGCGGTCAAAAAGAGGTTTGGGGATCGATGATCTTCAATCAGCGCGACTTGTTCGAGCACGACATGGTTTCTGAGCAGAACTTCTTGAAGATTCTGCCTGGAACCGTTGAGGACTTCATGGACTACATGAAGAACGTCGTTTCGATGAACCTTCTGAATGGTGCTTGGTTTGCAATCATCACCGCAGATGCCACTGCAAATAACGGAAACATTACTGTTGGTCGTCCCGACAAGTTCGTGATCGGTCAAAAGGTCATCTTGGTTGACCCAGTATCTACCAACTCCGTTACGGCCTACGTGAAGACCATCGATATGAACTCCAAAGTGGTGAACGTGGTGACGGCTCGTGGTGGCGCTACGGTGGTTGACTTCTCGCAGGGCGCAAACCAAATGATCGCGGCCAACGTGCCGAAGGTATACAACGACGGTGCTCAAACTGCCGGCAACACCTTCGCATCCCTTCGCGGTGCATTGCTTTCGAGCGCGAACGGTGGCGATACCCAGCTTTATGGTGTTACCAAGACCCTCTACCCGTACCTGCAAGGTATCAACGTAGACGGTTCTGGTATCACGGCTGCGAACATCATGGAGAAGATGTTTGATGCTCTCACCACGATTCGCCAGTTCGGTAAAGGTAATCCGACTGACGTCCTGATGTCTTACAAGAACTTCGGTTCTTGCTTGAAGGTCATCGAGGGATCTAAGGGCGCGTTCAACGTACAGTCGAGCCAAAAAGCTTCTCAGTATGGTTGGACCGAACTCGAGGTCGGATCTGTCGCAAAAGGCGGCTTGAAGCTCGTCGCGATTCAAGAGGCTGATGACGACATCATCATCTTCCTGGATTGGAGAGCACTCAAGTTCCATTCGAATGGTTTCTTCCGCAAGCGGATTGCTCCAGACGGCAAGGAATACTTCGAGATTCGTAACACGACTGGTTACCAGTACATCATCGACGTTTGCTTGTTCGGTGAAATGGTCGTCATTCGCCCAAGTTACTGCGGCGTCCTGGTGAACATCAGTTACTAAGCATTTGGGGATGGGTGATCCATTTTTGGACCCCATCCCCTGCTTTTGCCTGGGAGGGCACATGAAATATTTTCTGATTTCCATCCTGGCTGCTCTCAGTGCAGCTACCGCAAACGCTGCATCGTTGGCGGACAACAATATTTTTCAGTTCGAGCTAAATCACGGCGACATCAGTAATTTTTACCGACGCCAAGCCGGTACTGTTCTGATAAAAGAACGTGAAAGCGCAAAGAAATGCGTTTATGACTTCAGTAAGCAGGGAGGTGCCATCGGTACCCTCAACCTTCTTGATGAAGTAGGTAAACCCTGCGTTCTTCCAAATAAGGCTGTGGTTTGGAACGTCTATATCGACACCGTTACTGCACCAACATCTGGCGGCGGAGCTACCATCGCGATTAGTTCCGGTCAGGTTGCAGCAGATATTAAAGCGGCGACCGCTTTTGGATCCTATTCTGGCCTAGTGGCCGGTATTCCAGTTGGAAACGCCGCGACTGCGTTCAAGCTCACTGCAGATCAAAAGCCGACGCTCACTATTGCGACCGCCGCTCTCACTGCTGGAAAATTGAACGTCCAAATCATTTACCAAATCAGCGAATAAGGCTGAGAAAGAAGAGATCAAAAATGGCTCCAATGTTAAGTTCTAAGATTTATGCCGAACTCCAAGCGGGCGCTCCATTTGAAGGTTTGGGAGACGAAGTTAACGAATTAGTTTGTTCCAAGCGATTCACGTTCGACTTTGCTGTCCTTGGTGGTGCGATCAGTACCATTCAGCTTCTTGATGATCAGGGATTACCGGCAGTACTTCCGGTTGGAAGTGTAATTCGTCGCGCATTCCTCGATGTTGTGACGTCATTTACCTCGGGTGGTGCTGCGACTGTAGCCCTTCAATGCATGGTCGCTGCCGACTTATTGGCAGCCACCGCCGTGGCTAGTTTGGCTGCTGGTCTTGTTGACTGTAAGCCTGTGAATACGGCTGCAACCTCGATAAAGGTGGCAACTGGATCGCAAAACCTTGTCCGCAAAGGTCAGGTCAGCGTTGCAGCTCAGCCGATCCAAGCTGTAATCGCTGCGGCTACTCTCACTGCGGGTAAAGCTTACCTGCATGTCGAGTTCGTTCGTTCGAGTGTGACTTAATCTGGGTGGGGGCTTCGGTCCCCGCCCTATTTTCGGGGGTTTCATGGCTCTTGGACGAAATCTCGCATTGGTCGCGACTCTTGGCATCGCCAATAAAGCCGGTGCATATGCAGCCGGACAACAGGTCGGTATCCCTGTCGAGATCAAAAACGCCGCTGAAGATAGTGGGGCCTGTTCGACACTTCAGTCTTTTGTCGTTCTCGACCCTGCCAAGCAGAACCAACCTCTGGATGTAATTTTTTTCAGTCAAAAGCCTGCTTCAAGCGGTGATGGGGTGGCATTTAATCCTTCAGCTTCGGATTTAGCAAACTGCCTTGGCTCTGCAAGCATACTCGCAGCCAATTACTCCGCTTTCAGCGCAAACTCCGTAGCAACGGCTCCAAACATTCGGTTGAAATTAAAACCCTCGAAAGCGTCGGCTTCTCAAAGCAACACTTCCGTTTGGGCCGTGGTCGTTTCTCGCGGGACACCCGCTTATGGGGCGGCAAACAATCTCACGATAGTTTTGGGATTGGATAAGGACTGAAATGAGCAGATTACTTTCCTACCACCTGGTTGATACTAAAATTCTAAGCCTCGCCACGACACCCATTGACAATACGGCGTGGGTTACGGTTTATGCGGCTTCTAAGCAACCTTGTTCTTCTGCCGAAGTATATAACGGATCAAACGCTCTCTTACAGATAGCCATCGGAGCGGCAGGTTTTGAGGTTGCAATTCCTTATACAGTTTTGCCCGGTCGATCTGTCGTAATTCCATTCGAAGTATCTAAGGGAAAAAGAATCTCAGCAAAAGCCGCCACGGCTACGATCGCTAATGTCGATTATTTAGCTTTGAATCTTTTGGGGTGAGTATGAAAACTATCGCAGTATTTTTACTGACATTTTTACTCGCCTCTCTTCCTAGTGTTGCTCTGGCAGCTCAGCCGATGGCCCTTTACGATTATCAAGGCAATCCGATCGGGTCTACATTCAACGCTGGCCAGTACTATCTCAATGTCAATGCTTCTTTGACCGAAGTCGCAACGGCCGCTCCTGGTGCGGCAGCTCCAGCGGTCGATAAGATTGTTGGTGGCGTTGATGGTGGAAATCTCGCGCACCCTTTACTTGTCGATGCATCTGGACGCCTTCAAATGACCTCTGTCAACGGAAGCGTCGGTTCTACTGGCGCCGCTGTTCCTTCTAGCGCAACCTTCATGGGCGTCAAGGACTCGGGCGGAAATCTTCTCGGACTTACCCTCGGACAAGCTTTGATGTCCGCATCACTGCCAGTCACAATTGCATCAAACCAAAGCGCACTCAGCGTTACTCAAAGCGGTGCGCCATGGAGCGAGAACATTACGCAGTTCGGAGGTAACGCTGTTGCGACGGGTACTGGCATATCCGGTGTCGGCGTTCCCCGTGTGACGGTAGCGAATGACTCCAAGGTTCAAATTTGGGATGCTACGAATACGGCGACCGTAAAAGCTGCAAGTACTGCGGCAGTTGCCACTGATACGGCCGTTGTCGTTGCAATTTCTCCGAACTCCACAGCTCCTAAGACCTATCCAAACTCAGGGGGTTCTGGCTCTGCGGCGGCGGCCACAGTCAGCACGGTCATTACTCTTTCGGCCCCGGCAAATGCGGTAGGTTTTTTTCTTCAAAACGATGGAACCGGAACAAGTACGGCGGCAATTCGGTGGGCGATTGGTCGTACAGCGACCACTACTCTCGGCCAAGAGCTTCAACCCGGCCAAGACACAGGTTTCGTTCCGTGTGGGGCAAACGTGAGTCTCGTGGCGGTCAGCGGGACTCAAACCTATGACATCCAATGGGTGACTCAATGACTATCAAGCTTAGGCACATTAACTGGGTTCTCGCGACGATTGCTCTCATCGGAGTTTTTTGGCGTGTCGGAACCTGGATTTACAAGACCAAGTTCATCGACGAAGCGAATGCAGAACGGATCGCGAAAGTTGAATCGAAACAAGAAACTCGCGAGAAGCAAGACGACGAGCACTGGATTGAAACCAACCGCCGCCTTTCCCACATGGAGGGAATCCTTGAGGAAATGCGAAGGCAATACTAGATTCTGTGCGTTATATTAATAAATAGACATATTGTTAATTTAGAATTACATTTTTCGCAGGAGAAAAATCATGAAAAGCTTCCTTAAAATTGTGTTTTCCTTTTTCGTTCTGTCCCTCGTGATGAGCGCTTTCGCTTTCGCAGATGCTTCCGCAATTCCTGATCCGAGTTCGTTGCCATGGGTTGGTTCTGTGATCCAAGTCCTTTCGGGCTTGCCTTATATCGGCCCGGTTCTACTGAAAGTGATTAGCTACTCGGGCGCAGTCGCAGGCGTAATGACCGCGGTAGCGGTATGCGCTCAAGCAGTTCTTACCGCTCTCGCTGGAATTTTAAATGTCGGCGGACTGAGCACTAAGGCGAACGCAGTTCTCGCATTTGAAGCGAAAATCGTTCCTTGGTTGCAATATCTTTCGATCTTCAACGTTCAGAAGTCGGCCCCAAAGGTCTGACCGCGATTATCTTTATGTCGGTCCTCTTCCGCTGCAACAAGGCTTGATGCGGAAGAGGTCCGTTCGAGCCTGCGAAATTCCTAGAAATGGAGGTCTCTGATGGGGTGGATTACTGCAATCGGGTCGCTTCTAAAGAGTTTGCTGGATGCCTTCAATCTCTGGGGCAAATACAACCCTCCTAAGACCGAAGAGCAGAAGACGGAAGAGAGTCAGCAACAGGTGGACGGGCGCCTTCAAAAAGAACAAGACGGAGATAGGCCGACATGGGGAAAATGAAACTTTACTTTTCTGCCACTATCCTCTGCATGGTCGCGGCGTGCTCCAGCGTCGCCTTCACCGATAAGTACTATCAGCTCGACAACGTGCAGGGAAAAGAGCTACGTGGGGACAAGCCGGAGCATGACCTACCCTTGTCTAACTGCGCACCTTCCGACGTTCCGACAGGTGGAAAATCATACAAATGCGTGGTCCATTTCTACGCTGATTACGATGCGCTACTGAAGCGAATCACCGACCTCGAGAACCGGCTCGAAGCGTGTCAGCAGGGGCATTAATGAACATCCTCATGCAAACTGCTCTCGCATATCTTGGAACTCCGTACCACTTCGGCGGAAAGTCACCCGTCGGCGGAATCGACTGTTCGGGATTCGTTTCTGAGCTCCTAAAAGGGGTCGCTATCCTCCCGTGGAACGCCGAAATCAACGCGCAAGGAATTCACGATGAAATTATTAAAAATGGGCGGCCGGACCGGTGGGGCCTGGGTGCCCTCGCCTTTTATGGAAGCGATGTGAACCATATTGATCATGTGGCGTTTTGCCTGGATCAATACCGCATGGTTGAGGCTGGAGGTGGCGATCATCTTTGCCTTGATGTTCAAACTGCGGCTCTTCACAACGCCTGTGTCCGCGTTCGTCCAATTAAATTTCGTCGCGACTTTCTGAAGGTAGTCATGCCGGATTACGGGACCATTGGAGTAGTAGCGCCATGATCTCGGGATATGTTCACTCGCTCAATTCCTTGTTAAAATAGAAAAAATCACGGACAGGCCAGTTCGCTGATCTCAAACCTTAAAATTAGGGGTACGGATGCCGCTAGTTACGCAGCCGTTTGAGGTCCGGGACTTTTCCGGTGGCCTAACGGACGAACACAACACAATCATTCCCAATCAGTACACGAAAATGGATAACCTTCTGTTTACTCCAGAGGGTCTTCCATTCTCTCGTTACGGGTCCGTTGTCTATAACAACGCACAGCTCCCATCTGGAAATCAGCGCGTTTCGGCGCTGATAAACTACGCCAATGATGACACTCTCTTGGCAATCTCCAACACGCGTCTTTATCGAGACAATGCCGGAGCATGGACCGAAGTTGTGGGGGCCGGAGGAAATGCGGCGCTAGCGGGTTCAAGTACAGCCTCTCACTATCAGTATTCCGAGTATAAACGTCAGGGCCTGCTTTCATCTGACGCTCAGATTCAGCCCGTAAAGGTTTTCCGAGATGACAACCGTGGATGGATGGCGGTTACTGCGGGCCTTCCTAAAATGGCCGCTGTTACAAATTATGTTCCGGCTACGGCTCTAGCTTCTGCAATCACTTTGGCGAATGCCATTCGTACCGCGCTTCTGGCCCATTTCGCGAGCACCTTTACCCACAAGGTCGCTGATACAGTTTCAGCCGCTATTTTGTCTTCGGGCGCATGCGTTGACTTGCCAACGCTGGTTACACTCACCAATCAGATGATTCGGGCGTACCAGAATCATTTCAATGACTACCAGGGCGCCAGTCTTTATCACACGGCCGAAGTGGGAACGACTTGGACAACGGTTTCTGATCAAACTTTGGCCTCTTCTTTGTCCTCGCTGGCGCTCGAAGACAGCGTGGTTTTGTTGAACGATTTAAAGACAAAATACAATGCCCATTGGGGCAAGCTAGATATTCATAAAGCAAACACCGATGCTAATAATGTCAGCTCGCCTTTTTTATATGGCGTGACGTCAGGCCCGTGGGTCGATCTTGACAGAAATGTTTTCTATACGACCGCAAATAATTTAAAAACTGCGCTATTGAACCACATTCAAGACTTTAGCACGGTAGGCGGGCAAAGCTCAAAAGCCCACAAAGCCGTAGATTCAAATAACTTTAACGATGTTACCGCCGCCGCGAATGCAACTACTCCTGAAACTTTAGCCCACCTTCTTTTGGTTTTGCGTGGTGATTATGGAAATCATGAGCTGGATGCTGCATTGGCAACGCCTGTTTTTCATCCCCACACAGAGGCCGCGTCCCATAAATTGAATCCTTTTGTCACTGGATTTTGGGTTATCGCCTCTGGCAATGAGGATGAATTTTACGGTTGGGCTGGTGGAAATTGGCCCAAAGCTGCGACTCTTTTGAACGAACTTCAAACAAAATTTCTTGCTCATATTCTCGATGCCGCTACTGGCGCCGGGGAAACGACAAATGCACATATCGCTGGAACTACAAACTATACTACGAACTCCGCAGGCGGATTCTACGTCTCTTACGCCGTCCAAAATGGCCCAATAACCCTGGCTAATTATAACTATGCCATCGTTTATGCCTACACCTATGTAATAAACGGGCTAACCTTTCAGACTCGTTCAGAACCCTTCTATTTCTCGGCGGCGAATGTCATTTCGACCGATTACGAAGCTGCGCTCGTGCAAGGGCTGGTATCGCTCGCAAACACAGGTTCGACTAACTACGATACCGCGAATATAACGGTTGAGATTTATCGGACCATCAACAATGGTACGACCTACTATTTGAGCGGAACAGTCGCTAACGGTGCCACCACTTATACCGACGGTGTGCGAGACGCAGATCTCATCTCTCGTCAACGCCTGTATACGAATTCTGGTGTGAATCCCACAACCCAACCGCCTGCTGCCAAGTTCTGTCACATAGTGAATGGCGCGGCCCTCTATGGAAACTTCCCTGGATCTGCTCAGAGAATTGTTCAGAGCACCCCGGGCGCGATCGATGGCGCCTTCGGCAGTAACAATGTCGATCTTCCTTTTGACGTTCAGGGTATCAGCTCCTTCAGGGGAATTCCTGTCGCTTGGACCTCCAATCAGACTTTTAGACTCGAAGGACAGTTCGACCTAAACGGCAACGGAAGTATTACTGCAATCCCAATTGCATCGAATATCGGCCTCTCTTCAAGCTTTAGTCCGGTTGTATTTGACGAAGGGATCGTGTTCGCTGCACAGGATGGGTTCTACCTGACGGATGGTTACCGGGTCCAAAAAATTAGCAAGAACTGGAGAACGACCTATCTCAATCTTCTACGAACTAGCACGACGCAAAGTTCAATTTTGGGTGTCTTTGAGAGAAACCAAAAACGCCTTTGGTGGGTGGCAAATCAGAATTCTGCCGACAACGATTCGTTCTTCGTTCTCGATGTGAATTTTCCGGTAACCCAGAACTCCAGATTTTCAACGGCTTCTAACGGCGTAGATTTTGCTCCAACGGCTGTCGGATATTTTAAAGGTCAAATCATTCGCGGCGACTCTCGCGGTTATGTCTTCAAGCATGACCCTACTTATACCAATGACCCAAAGGTGAACACTGGCGCATCTCCGACCACCTGGACGACGCGCTGGATCCCATACACTCATCAGAGCCCTTTCTATGACTTCGGAACGCTGATGATGAGGAAATGGAATCCTCGCGTAAACGTGAAGGCAAAGAACCTTGGAAACCTCTCTCTGCAGGTAAGCCTTTTCACCGACGACAATGCTGGCGCGTCATCTAATCTAACTCCTCTCAGGTATCGTGGCGGATCGGACATCATCGAACAGCGCGGGCATACTCCGGCCGGATACCTTCGGTGCAGGAATCGGTCACTCCAGCTCACCAATGCGAAGGTCGTAATTATCGGTTCGGATTCTTTTGGGTTGGCAACCCTGAATCAAGCCGCAAAAACTCTGACATTGGGCTCAGCGTGGCCGTACGACTTGGTCGATCAAGTCGTCACTTTCGTGAATGACAACTACACTGCAGAGTGGGCCGTTTCGGCACAATCCGGGACAGTTCTTACCCTCCTAGATCCGGGTGGCACCTTACCTGCCTCGGGTGCTCTGAAATGGGAAGTAAGGGGCTATCCAAAGGATGAGAAGTTTCAACTTATTTCCTATGCGCTTCATGTGGCGACGCTTGGAAAGAATCAGCCTGTTATCGGCGCTTCTACCGGGGCTAACGCATGAAGTTTCCGAACTTACCGATCGAGAACATTTCGGATTATAATATTCAAAAGTGTTTTGTGATTATAAGGGATTTCCTCCGAGGAAATTCCCCCCTTGCCGGATTCAAACTACTAACAGTTTCTCTGAACCAGAATTTCTCTGGTACTACGAAAGCCAATTCCTTCGTATTTGCCCATAATTTAGGCTTCCTTCCGCAAGATATCGTCATCTCTTCTCAAACGGGGGTTGGTCAGGTATCATTTAATCAGAATCTCACGGATGGCACGAATCTTTACCTAGCTGTCACCGGAACATCCACCACGGCAGGCCCGCTTGTGGTCAGGTTTTTTGTTGGAACCTACCAAGGAGCGTTATGAAGCAATGGACTTATGGAGAAGTCCGTACTCGTGTCACTAATGAGCTTGATTTGCAAAACGAAACCATGATCTCACCGGACGAGATGGTGGGTTTTTGCAACGAAGCCATGACCGAGGCCGAGAGCGAAATTCACAAAATCAGCGAGGATTACTTTCTAAAAACGGCACCCGTTACACTTGTGACAGGGACTCAGCTTTACTCTTTGCCCGCAGACATTTTCGCGAACAAAATTAGGGCTATTATCTATCAGAACGGTGCCATCGTTTATCCTCTACGCAGAATTCGCGGAGAGACAAAATTTTACGACGCGACTGTTACCGACTATTTCGGCGCAGCTCAGTATTATCGTTATCGGTACTTCATCATCAACACGAGTTCTGCAGTTGGATATCAAATACAGATCCATCCTCCGGCAGTTGAAAACGGACAACTATTAACGATTTGGTATTTGCGCGGAGTGAACTTGGTTCCACTCGTCTCTACTGGATCTCAGGCCGCAAGCGATGCTGTGATTCTGGATATTCCAGAGTTCTACACGTTCATCCTTCAGTACATGAAGTGCAAATGTCTTGAAAAAGAAGGTGATCTTCGTCTTGAGACCGCTGTCGTTGCGCTTCAGCATCAGCGACAAATGATGGTCGATACTCTTACACAAATGGTCCCGGACGATGATGACACTGTCGTACCTGACCAATCTTTCTATTGGGAGCATGAGTAAATGGCTAAAATGGGCGGACCTATCGGCGGCGGCGGATTTAATATTCCGGTGACGGATAACGGCGCCCCTATGGGCTATGACGGAAAACCTATGCCGGGATGGGGAGACAGCAACCCAATGTCAATGGACCCATCACAGCAACAAAATGGACAGGCGATGGGCGCACCTCAGCCTCCTAAAAATCCTTGGACACAAATGTATTACAGCGGGGGTCAATAATGGCTGGAGCAGGCTTTAGTTTAGGCTATCAAAATAATCCCGGAATTCAGTTCGCTCAGCAAAGCGACCCCAATGCCCCGGGGGCATATAATCCATGGTCATTCCCAGGCGCTCCTCCGACTTATACCGGCGCTTATAACCCAAATACCATGGGCGTTGATAGCGATCCGACTGCTCTTAATATGTTCAGAACGCAAGCAGAGCGAACTGGACCATCTGCCTATGCAAATCTAGCCAACACTCAGCAAGACACGCTTTCTCAGCAAGCTAGATCAAGTGCCGCTAATCAGAATCAAGGAAATCAGGCTACCGCTGAATCCGCACTTGCGATGAGGGGTGGTATTGATTCTGGAGCCCGTGAGCGAATCGCCACGCAAGGAAACAAGAATCTTTTGGATATGAACCAAAAGATCAACCAAACGTCGGCCAACAACAAGATGCAGATTGGGATGAATGATGAGCAAAACAGAATTTCTCAGCTCTCACAGGTTCCTGGAATGCAAAACACACAGAACCAGGCCGCTGAGTTCAATATCGGTAATGCGATCAACGAAGGCAACGCTGCGAACGCTTATAAGTACGGAATCTATAACACCCAGATGAAGGGCTATGCAGCAGGACAGCAGGCGAATGCTACCGCTAATTCCGGCGGATCTTGGCTCTGCACTGAAGCTCTGAAAGACTTTGGACGCGATGAATGGAAATACCTCCTGAAACTCCGGCGCTATGCCGCTAGGAAGGATATGGAAGTCACGGCGTTCTATATTTACGACTGCAATACGCTCGTCGATCGAATGAAAGAATCGGGCGCTAATTGGGAATCCAACAAACGTTTCGTTTCAAGAATCATCGATTTGGTCAAACGGGGCAAATTGGAACAAGCCTACAAACTTTACTTCCGGGTTGTTCGTTCTCTGTGCCTAAAATACTGGCCGGATTGCGATCATCCGGTTTTCACTGCTTACGCAAATTAAGGAGACTTTTTATGCCTACTGATCCAGGTTCAGATGCTTTAAGTGGTGCCGGTGCTGGAGCAGCATTCGGCCCATGGGGTGCCGGCATTGGCGCGGGCGCCGGCTTAGTTAAATATTTTGCCTTCGATAAGCCTGCGAATGACAGAAAGCGTGCTCTCGCGGCTGCTACACAAAAATATTCACCTTGGACCGGATTGAGTGCTGAAGCACCAGATCAGATCAATCCGATGTCTGGATTGATGCAAGGAGCCGCTAGTGGAGCGGCGATGGGCCAGAACATGCAGGCCGCGCAAGGTAATCAAGCTCTCCAAAAGGCTCAGATTAACTATCTGAATGGCCAAAGTGGTGTTCCGTCGAGTCCTGGCGCTCCCATGGTTCAACAACAGATGCAGCCATATTCGGCCGATGCTCAAAATCCTTGGTCCCAGTACCGAATGCAGCAATACGGATATTAAGAGGGTTACAAATGGCTAGTCCTTGGCAGATTTTGCAGTATGACGAAAACGGAAACCCTATCTTTCCATCGGGCGGCGCTCAATACGATGCCGCATCCGACTCGGAAAACTCTGGGCGTTCTCCTGCCAGTATGCCTCTAATGCTCACTCCGAAGGGACGTAAGAATTACAGCGCTTCGTCTAATTTGGTTTCCGCTCCGCAGGCTAAACAGCAGCCCAATCCGGTAGCAATGCAAGCCGGTCCACAAGCTCAACCGCAAGGACAATCTCCATTTCCGCTTGGAATGGCTGCGATGAAGCAAGACATTGGCTGGACCCCAGGAATGGGTAACCAGCTTCAAGACAAGAACCAGCTCACTGAAGGTCAGAAGCAAGACTTTCAGCATGTCCTCTTTCAATCTCCCGAACGTGCCAGACTCAACATGAAGCAGGCGCAGGGTCTCTATGCGCAACCTGTCCGCGATGAATCCGGGAAAATCGTAAAAGATTCAGACGGAAACATTGTTTACGATCCGAACAACACTCAGGCTGACCCGACCCATCCCTATCAGCAGGGAATGGCGGCAGTAAATTCGGCTCGAGAACTCTTACGCCAAAAGATGATGTACGCCCCTAATCAGACGGATCTTTCTCCGCTGATGGCTCTAGCTGACGCATGGTCACCTAAAGGAGATAAGTCGAACCTTGAGGCGGCCTATCATCCCCACACTTACGATCAAGCAGCGCAATCCGCGATGCAATACATGGATGAACTTCAGAAGCGCCAGGTCGATCTCGCGAAAGAAGCGCAAAGCGGCGCGAACAACATGCGTGCCGGCCAGCAAAATCAGGCTCTCACTATGCAAATGCTTCAGAGCCAAATGTCTGGAATGGGAATGGGTCGTCCCGTCAATCCTTACCAGGCGCAGGGCCAGTTCTTCCGTCAGACGAATACCGAAGGTCAACATCTCGTCTCTGAGGGAAACATCCTCAACAACATGATTCAGTTGATTGGACAAGGAAACCCATCTGCCAACCCGACTCTCAAAACCTCTCTTGCGCGTTTCATCGAGGGAACCGTGAGACCTCAGCTCGCGGTCATCGGACAAGAGGGCGGCGATCCGTCCATCATCCAAAGAATTCTAAATCGTGGGGAATCCATGGTGAATGGCCAGCTCACAGATGAACAAGTAGGCCAGTACAAGGCTGAACTCCAAGCTTTCCTGAAGGCCCACGACCAAAACGTTCGTGCTTTCCAGGCTCGAGCTTCGACGATGAATCAACATCTTCCGCAACCGCTGGATAACGCCTCTCTAGGGAGTCTTTTGAGCCCATATACTCATCCCCACGGAAATCAGGGTCCGGCACTTGATCAGTTACCAAATGCGAAAAATATCAATCCCCCAACTCCTCCTGCCGGTGCTCCAGCGGGCGCTCCGAGCATCATGGATATGATTCGCCAAACGCTCCAAGAGAATAAAAAATGAGCGTAGTTTCGATGCAGCCGCCTAAGAAGCCTCCGCTTCCCGAGCAATACGCGACGGAAATGCAGAACCTTTGGGCCACTAAGGATCAACTGTCCAAGGAAGAGCGAGACGCTTTATCCAAGGTCAGAGACAAGCTTGCCGATCATTATGAAGTACCTGATCCGCAAAATGGACTTGCGGGAGCACTTCATAAAATCGGAGGTGCCTTGTCCTATGGCGGAGGTCTCGCCCGAACCGCCGGATTTTCAGGAATCCAAGCGATGCCTCCCGTTATGGCGGCTCAATATCTTTTGACGGGCAAACTTCCCTACCAAGAAGGCTCTATCGTTTCCGGACAGGATATGGAAAACGCGCTCGAGGGTCACGCTAAGACCGGAGAGCAATTTGGCGCAAGTATGGGCGTCCCTGACGCGGCAAGCGCAGCGGCGCAGCTTCTCGGTGCGGATCCATCCACCTCTTCTAAGATCGGTCACTACGTCAACAAAGGCATTGGGATGACCACCGACATGGCGAGCGATCCAGCAAGCTGGTCGGGTGTTCCCATTGAGGGGATGTCGCCAGGAATCTGGAAAACGATCGCTGAAACTGCCGCAAACCCGATCGGCAAGGCGGCAACTACGGCAGGACGCGGTTTCTACAATGGCGCTTACAAAGACGCCATGAAAACCATTGCAGAGAAACAAGGAAAAGACCCGCAGGAAGTTCTTGATTGGCTTTGGAATAATCGAGTTTGGGGCACTAAGGGCGGACAGATGAAACAGGTTCAAGGAATCATCGATCCGCTAAAATCTGAAAAGCAAGAGATCCTGAATCAAGGATTGAACGCAGGAGCTGCGAATAAGTTCAGGCCGGATCTTTCCCTTGATGATGCATACTCGGTTCTACAACGACAAAGGGCCGCAGCCCCGGGGGAGCTTGAACCTCTAACTGGCTGGACTGGCTCGGAGAATAAGCTTCGAGAATTACATAATATGCCACAGAGTGATTTTCAAACAGTTCTCGATCAGCAAAATATGCTTCACGATTCGGCCTATCCTCGCGGAGAGAGTACTCTGACAGATCCAGAACAGTTAATTCTGCGCAAGGCGTACAACGGTCGTCAGCAAGGGATCGAAAATGCCTTCAACGAAGCAAGTCCAGGTCTTGGCGATAAGCTCAATGACGTGAACAACGAAATGAGTACGGCCATTTCTGCAAAAGACGCCATCGACGCGAACAAGAGCTATTTCCATCCCGTCGATCCGGTCGACGCGGCAATCGCAGGAGCCGGAGGAATCGGAGCGATGGGGCATGTTGCGGGAGTTCCTGAGGTCGCTGCGACTATGTATGCTGCCAAGAAAGCATACGACTTCGCAAATACCCCTCTCGGAAGAACATCGCTTGGCTTAGGCGCCCATTACATGGGGCAAGCAGCTCCATACGCGAGCGATCTACTTTATGACCAAACTCAACAAGATCCGAATTCAAACCCTTGGACCGCAGTCCAGCAAAGGAGACTCCCGTGAGAACGAAGCAACAAAATAAGAGTGATTTAGCGAAGCCGGTCGATCCTGAAAAAGTCGTAGATGATTACGAAGCCCAAGGGCACTTGAAAACGCTCATGGATGCCGAGATGGTCAAGATGGACCCGGACAAAATGGCCAAGGTCCATGCGCTTGTCGGTCGTCACGATAAAGCGATTACGTCCATCAAGGATTTGAAGGACACCTATCAACAGAAATACGGACCCAAGAAAAAGGCTCCAATGTCCGCAGCGGTTGAACCTTCTGAGCCGGACGCAGATGACGCATGAATCCTTGGGAAGCACTCATGCAACACGGGGCTCCTTCGCCTGAAGAAGTCCAAGCGGGTCAAGGCATCGATCGGGATCAGTCCTCAAAGGTGAACCTATGGGCCGGAATTCCAGATTCCACGCAAGTCCGCTCCCCTTCCGGCGATCCAGAAATTCGCGGCAAGACCATGCGTTTTGAAGGTCACTGGGAAAAACTCCCGAGTGGGAACCAGCATTTCGTGCGCGATAGGATTTGGTACGAGGATTCAAAGGGAACTTAACTCAGGGGCTAGAGTAGAGATGCGATGCGCGGTCCCATCTTTGTCACAGGTTCGAGTCCTGTAGTTCCCGCCATTATTTGTTCTTATCGAATTCATCTTCCAGCTTCATCAAAAACTCTTCGGCTTCTCTCAAGAATTTTTGTTGCCTAGCTAATTCGTGCTGAGACTTTCTGAGCATGAATAGGAACTGTCTATGCGGGCCTCTGGCCCTTTTGATTAGCGGATCTATCGAAGCCTGGAAGTTATTCGCAGCGATCTTACGTTGCCTCGTAATCTCCCGAGACCATTCCATTCTTGAGTTGAGGTCATCGGCGCTATCGTGATGTTCTGTTGCCGGTTCTATGGCGATCTCGGACCGCTTGGTAACCTCATGCTTGAATGGAGATTTCTTTATAGACGATTCTTCAGAAGATGAGAGAGGCGCATTACCTCGTGCGCGTTCCCTCATTCGCTTGAGCATTCGCAACAGAAAGACCGGATTCATTTAGCGTCCGATTTGACGGAAAAAGAGAGATATTCAAGTGCCGCCTGAGTACTGATAAAGTCCTGCCTAATACTCTCTTTGTAAAGAGTATCGAGCATTATTATCCATCCATCTTCATAAACGGCCCAAAGCTCTCCGCGCTTCAACGCCCTGTGAAAAGCGCGTTTTCTTTTGGGTCTATCGATGAATGGAGTCCTCGGCCTGACGCCCCCGTGAGTGTCGCGAACACCTTCGGTCTCATCAAGTTTAATACCATCGGCTTTGATTACCGAGTACTCAGTCATTCATCTTAGATACTACTTTTTCCAGAACTTCCAAGACTTCTTTTTGGTGCCTCGGGCCGGAATCGAACCGGCACGCCCGTTTTACCGAAGCTTGCGATTTTAAGTCGCATGCGTCTACCAATTTCGCCACCGAGGCGGGCTACGAATTCCCGATAATTCTAGCTATTGAGTCTACTGTTTCGTCCTTCAAAACGAAACCTGAATAGTAACGCTCACACACGGCATAGCTATTATTTAGGCACTGCGCGACCTGCGTTAAGTTGACTCCCCTGCTGACGAGGTAAATGGCGTAGGAATGTCGCAAATCATGGAAAACGATGTGCTTGTCTTCGCGCTCGGGGAACGCTTTACGACACGCCTCTTTCAAAATGTCCGCGTGGCGGCGGAGTCTCATTGCGTTTTTTACTTTTTGAGGAATTGCGGACCACTGTCTGAAAGCGTCCTCTCCCCCGGGAAGAATGTAGATGCGCCGGCGTTTGCTCGTTTTCCTCTTGGTGTGGCGTTTCGTCAGCCATCGGTCGATCTGATATTGCGAGAAGAATTGAGCCCCGGCCGCACTTTCTGGATTGAGAGCAAAATTCTCTCCCGTCCTCAATCCAGAGTGAAAGGCGACTTTCTGAAGCAGTCTATCCATCGGATCTTCAACGAATCGTTGCGCTTTCTGAAATTCTTCGGGTGTCAGATAGAAAACGTCTTCGACTACTTCGGCTCGACGGTTGAGTTCAATCCCGCGCCCGATGAAAGATAGGAGTTGGTTGATTGCAGCGACGATGTCCCGCTGACGGTTGTCTTTGTATTTGAGATTGACGGCCTTCTGTAGCGCCTCCCTGGAAGCGGAATAGAGGGACAGGCTTCCGACAGCGGAGATCGCACGTTTAAGGCGATCGTAGGCAGCCTCAGGGGCGGTCAGGTCGCGAATGCTGTACTCCTTGTCCCAGTACATTTGCAGGATTCGGTGATTCTCTTCGTTGTGAACGATGGCCGGAAGTTTCCGGCGTTCGATCTTCATCAGATCGGAAATGACTTCTCGGACCTGGAACAAACACGCGTTCTCGGATTGGACGCCGGCAACGAGAGAAGAGTTGATGGCTTTCAGTCGCTCATTCGTAAATTTCTCATGAGTCGGCTTTTGCCCGGACTTCACGACGCGCTTTAGAATCTGAAAAGTCTTGCGACCTTCGTCTTCGTTCGGCTTTTTGAGAATGAAATTGACTCGCGGCCTATCGCCCCAGACTACTTTTCCCACACATACCCCGTGGGCGTATTGGTAACCAAAGTTACCAATCGGCGCAAGATCCAGTTACCAATAATCGTTTTTATCATGTTAAATCAAATAGTTATAGTTTTAAACAAGGGTTTTTAAGACCTGTGTAGTAACCAGAACACTAATGAGATAAATCGCTGTTTTGATGAGAGTTTTTGAAAATCTGAGATTTCAGATCCCCGTGAGCCGACTAGATGCGGTCACCGGAAATCACCTAATCATGAGAGATGAATTGCAGCCCCGCGTTGCGTGAATTGTCACCGTGATCACGGGTGATCACATTCATACACGCTGAAAGCACTGAATCAATTTTCAAGCGCGTTGAGAAACGCTCCGCTCCGATGGAGTTTGTTCTCACGCGTACCTCGAAACTCCCTCGGAGATTGCAAAGTCTCCGGGGGCTCTAAAGAAAAGGCCGCGTAGAGTGCCCGGCGAAAGATTTGCTGGGCGAGAGAGGAAAATATGCAGACTTTATTCGAGGGTAGAATTGCCCGATTTCGCGTTTTAGCAAACGGAAGCGCGGCGATTGTTCTTACTCCTGTCATTGACGAAAAGCCCACAACAAATCCCGCTCAGAGCCTTGAGGAAGTCGAAACGACTCACATCAAATGGGTTCTATCTCAGTCTAAAACTCTCGAGGATGCGGCCAGGACTCTAGGCATTAATCTTTCGACCCTTTGGCGGAAACGCAAAGCTTACGGACTTATGTAGTTTCAGAAGTACGGATCAGTCGTTGGAGATTAACCAACGAGGCGATTGATTCGAGATTGTGCCCTTATCGGTATTCAGAAGGGCGAGCGTGGGGAACGGACATTGGTCCGGGATAGAGCGCTGAATGGTTGGGTGTCAGAAACCCAAAGTCTGTCCCGAAGCACTTGCTCTGGCGTGGGTGCTGTCTCTGGCGAGGACTCGTCCGAAAGGAACAGAGTGATTCGAGCAGCGACCGTTCTTAGCTGGGAAATCCCGGTTAAGGGAACGTGTCTCTAGCTCGGATCTGAACCGAAGGAACAGAGGATTCAGAGAGAGATCAATATGGGGGTATTGATGGGAACTACTGAGATTCAAGAATGTGTGGATTCATGGAAAAAAACGCTGGAAACGCTGGGAATTAGGCGAAGCATCAATATTCGAGAAGAAATGGAAATAGGTCGAGCTGTTCAAAAATGGGGCGCTGAGTTTGTCGAACTCGCATTATTTGGAGCGAGACATGAGCCGAAAACAGAACATTTCGATCCTAGAAACTTTGTCTCGCTGCGACGAATCTTTGGAAAAGATAAGCAAGGTCACGACTTGATTGATCGTTTCGCTAACCTCGGATCTCAGAAAAGACGGCCCATTCCTAGTGTTCAAGTTAAGCCCGTTATTCCTGAAGAAAATTACACAACCGATCCTGCCAGAATCAAAGAACTGCTCGGTAAAGCCTTCGGCCCGAAGCCCGCAGAAGAAGTAAGTCCGCAAGAATTAGAGCGCCGCAAGCAAGATCAACTCCGCAGACTCAGAGAATCGGAGGGCAAATGAACTCGGCCCTTCATAAAAAAATAAAGTCTCAACCATGCCTGGCATGCGGAAATTCTAAAGTAGATCCAGCTCATATTCGCAGCCGTGGCGCCGGTGGACCTGATGAGGAATTTAATCTGCTTCCGCTGTGCTTCAAGGACCATCGACTTCAGCACGATCGCGGTTGGAAAGCCTTCATCGCGAAGTATCCCCACGTCGGAGCGGAACTAATTGCGCGGGGCTGGCATGGATTTGAATACGAGGGAGTTTTTAGATTGGTCCACCCAAAACTGGAGAAGACCCAATGACCGAAGTGAAGAGAGAAAGAATATGCAGGAATGGCCATGCGGTAATCGAAGGAACGACCGGACACTTCGATAAGCGCAAGAATGTCCTGGTGTGCAAGCCCTGCCGCCGAGTCAGTCAGAAGAATTGCCGCGAGATTTTAAAGCGCCGGATGGAGCGACGACAAGTGTTATTGGATCAACAGACGGGAGCGGAGTAATTTATGATCACCCTCACCTTCCCATTCGCTCCTGTAGCCTGGCAGAGAGTCCAAAGAGATAGACGCGGCACCATCTACGTTCCAAAAAGAACAAGGAGCTATAAAGCAGATGTGGCGCTTTGGGCGTCGAAATACGTCAAGGCTCCGATAACAGGTCCAATCAAGCTTACACTCCATTTTTTCATGGCCCGACCAAAGAAACCGACGAACCTGTATCCTCGCGGAGATATCGATAATTACGCCAAAGGAATTCAGGATGCGCTCAACGGCGTCGTCTTTGTTGATGATTCTCAGATTGTAGAACTGACGGCCAAGAAAATGTACGACGACCCAACCGGCGCCGGACCACGCATTACACTTCTACTGGAGGAAATTTGAAATTCATCTACACGAAAACTGACAAAGTTGACCTTTTGGAAGGACGCAGATGTCACGAGCACAAACTCTCCCTTGAGGGCTCTGAGTTCACAATAGAGGCTTCAGACAAAGGATTTAGACTCGTTGGTACAAGCCCCTGGTTTATTCCGGTTGAGGGCACTGGTGGTCATCATATGCCGCCATCAATGCAAGCCTTCGCTTCGGCGTTAGATCAAGCCGCCACACACGCATGGATTGAGGCTCAGAAATTTCGTCGCGATGATATTGCCAAGAAGAGGATCGCCGATAGAGTTCACTAATGAACTATGACGAGGACTTCAGGAACCGAAAGGTTTCCAGAGCTGCGGTAGCTGCGAACGTAGACTCCGCGAAGGAAAAACTTGTGAACGAACTCTTAGGACTCACGAGAGATGCGCCGAAGCAATTGACCCGACAGACCAAGGCGAAAAAGTTCGGAGTCAGCAAAAAGAGCGGAAAGTCGCTTTACCGGGTCAAATAATGTCATTTTCCAGCGAAGCGCACAGGAAAAAATGTCAGGAGCTTGTCAAAGAAGGAAAGATGCTTCAGTCGACCTATGACAAGCATGAAAAAGAAACTGGGAACAGGAAGCTTCCAGATCACATCGAACAACCGACCAAGCCCTTCAAAATGGGTAAGGTCAAAATTATCAAGTAGGAGATTCCATGTTCCAAATCAAATATAGCGAAGTAACAGCGCCCCACTTCACCCACGCTATGCAGTTCTTGACCCAGCAGAACCTCCCGGTCAAAACCGCCTACAACCTCAAGAAAATCACGGATGAATTGCAGAAGCACAAAAAGACCATCTCTCAGGAATATCATGACGAAATCACCCTCGTTTTCTCCAAGAAGGATGCGGAAGGAAAGATCGTTCATCCCAAGGGTGACGATGGCAAAGAACTCGAAGACCAATTCGAACAGGATGAAAACCGCAAAGAGGAGTGCTCTAAGAAGCTTGAAGAGTTCGGCAATAGAACCATTGAAATCACCCGTTCCAAGCTTGATCTAGGATCGCTCGGCAGCATCGAATTGTCCGCTGTTCATCTCTCGGTTTTGGATCCGATTATTCAGGATCCCGAGACTGCGGAAGTCCTCAGCATCTCCGGATCCAAGAAGTGAGCGAGGTAGCAATTCACGGATTCGCCGGCATCAAAAATCCAGGGCAGGAGGCTATTCACGCTCCTGTCCGGGGTGAAGCGAGCATGTCGGCCAGGATCGAGCACTTGATGACTTGCATCAAGGTGAAAGATGACGAGATCGAAACGCTAAAGCTTCAGCTCCAGACCGTGCAAATGAACCGTGAGTTGGAGTCTAAGGATTTCACGAATCAAGTCCACTCTCTGGCAAAGGCTCAGGAAACAATTACTCGCCTGGCTCAGAGTCGGGGTCATCTGGGCGAATTCCATCCCCCCGCCAAAAAGAAGTCTTGGAAGTTCTGGAAAAAGTAGCATCCCTATTCACGAAGTTTCCTTACCTTTTCGCCCTGGTTTCCCCTTCATTTTAGCCTGCCCCCTGATGTTCACTGTCGTTTCCTTGGGTGATATTATTTCTATGAGCTGATCCCCAAAGGAGTCCCCCATGAAAAGCCTGATCGTTCTGTTGATTTTAACTCAGTCCGCTTGGGCGGGTCTTCCTCCGACTACCTCTAAAATTTCTGGCGATGCCAATCCAGTAACGACGTTTAATTTCAACTTGCCCGCGTTCACGGGAACTCACTCTGGTCCTTCCCTGACCATCCCGACCACGACGAACGCCACTTTCAACGGGCTTAATCTGGGTGGTCTTAGCATCAATCAGCCCGTCGTATCCGATGGAAGCAAAAATCTGGCATCGGGGTCTGTAAGCTCACCACTTACGTTTGCTGCCGGAGCGTTTGGCTGCCAAACCGCGAGCGGGTCTCAGGCGGGCTGTCTTGCATCGGCTGATTGGACGACGTTCAACAATAAGGGGTCTGGATCGGTTACCAGTACATCAGTCGTAACCGCCAATGGATTTGCAGGAACAGTTGCGACCGCTACCACAACTCCAGCCATCACGATTAAGACGACAGTAAACGGTATTCTCCTAGGTAATTCCACATCAGTATCAGCCGCAGTAGCGGGAACAGACTATCAGGCTCCGATAACTCTCACCACAACCGGATCAAGCGGTGCAGCGACTTTTATAGGTAACACGCTGAATATCCCGCAATACTCGGGCGGTGGGGCTTTCACCGTTACGTGGATTACAAAAACTGCAAACTATACCGTTCTCAGTTCTGATTCTGGGATCATCTGTGGAACCGCTACGTCCGCACCTTTTACTCTTACAATGCCTGCGGCATCGACTGTTTCTGGTCATCTTTATTTTATCACCAATAACAGTAGCTATGCGGTGACTTTGACTCCGAATGGATCGGATTCAATTTTTAACGGGGGGCCTTCTACCTCCCAGACGCTTTCCACGGGGGCTAGCGTTATTCTTGTTTCAGATGGGAGCACAAACTACAATGCGTTTTAAATTTCTTTTTCTTTTCACTCTACTCATTTCAACGACGGCGCTATCAGCAGTGTTTCCAAATGGTCCGGCTCTTACGGCCGGTGGGCAGACCTTCGTTACTCCATCAGTATCGGCACCCATTTATCTCAACTGCAATAGCTCTGGGACAGCGAATGGCTGTACCTTTAGAAAATGGGGGGCTACATCCGGTTACGCAGTCACAGGCGGGAAAACGTTTTATGTGGACTACCTTCAGGTAATCAATGTTATTTCGACAGCACCTACCATCATTCTTCTCCAGAGTGATAACGATTTAGGTTTCGGCACCGCCTCCACATCACCCACCAACCCAATCTATTTTTTGGGAAACGCTAGCGGAGACGGCTTTATCGGAGCCAATACCGTGGCAGGCAGTTTTTCTGTGAATACCGGCTTCCCCGTTAATGCAGGTAAGTATCTGTCCATGCTCCCGCCGGGGTCTGGGGCGAATGCCGATTTCTTGGTTATCGGACATGAGCAATGAAAACGAGCGCCTAGCGAGAGTTGAAGAACAGACCAAAAGAATCCCGATTCTTGAGGGTAAGTTCGATGCATTCATTGTGGAAGAACAGAAGCGCCGCGAGAACTCTGCTTTTAGGCGCGGAAAATTCGCGGGAGCAGTAATCGCACTTTCGGGTCTAGTTTCAGTCGTTATGGGCTGGTGGGCGGGGCATCGATAGCCGTTGCTCCCGTAGCAATTGTTATATAGTTATACGCTGTTCTGTCTGTCTTCCGCAGCGGAGGCACTTCAGTATTGTCACTTGCCCGATCTGGTTTCCGGTCGCGTTGTGATTCATCTTGAACCATTCGATAGCCTTGAATTTGTGCGGGCACCGGAACAGTCGAAATATTCTATACAGCCACTTCATAGCGATTGCCTCTCACGCAGTAGTGTCATGCGCCTTTGACACAGATTAATTGTTTTAGCGTGTAGATCGGCTCGACCAAATCCGCCTGATTCCGCATGACCAAATCAATGTCCTTGTAGGAACCTGGAATTTCATCGAGCACGTCTATGTCCTTTCGGCACTCTACGCCCGCCGTCTGCTTTTCCAAGTCGTCGGTTGTGAAAACTTGGCGTGCTTTCGTGCGGGACATTTTCCGGCCCGCACCGTGGGAACAGGAGCAGAACGAATCTGCGTTCCCTTTTCCTTTAACGATGAAGGACTTGGCACCCATAGATCCAGGTATGATCCCAAGCTCACCCTCGCGAGCGGATACCGCACCCTTGCGAGTCACCCAAATATTGTGACCGCCGTGATTCTCCATCGCGGTGTAATTATGGTGGCAGTCAACCCGCTCCGCAGTCATCGCCTCCGGTCCCTTGTCCTCGCCGTATACCTCGAACGAAACGGCGGACAGAACCCGCAGCATCATCTCGTTACGGTTCGCCTTGGCATAGGTCTGCGCCCAGAGAAGGTCGCTGATGTACTCTTTGAACTCGACGGTGCCTTGCGCGAGGAAGGCTAGGTCCGGGTCTGGCAGTTCGATGAAGTACTGCTTCATTAAGTCCTTGGCCTTGTTGATGTGGACTTCCGCCAGTGTTTTACCTAGGTTACGAGAGCCAGAATGCAGCATCACCCATGCGTTGTTCTCGGTGTCCTGGCAAATCTCAATGAAGTGATTCCCGCCTCCAAGAGTTCCCATCTGATGTGCGACCTTGTCGAGATTGAGCCCCTTCATGGTCGAAAGTCCGCCTGTGATGGCGTTCAGAGAGTCGCTCATCCGTTTCGTGACTTCCTTGTGGGAATTGAAACCTGTAGGCACTGACCGCTCGATGGAGTGACGCAGCTTTGCCAGATCGTCGCCAAATCGGTCTACTTTGAACGGCAACCTGACCGCGCACATCCCGCAACCGATATCGACACCCACAGCAGCCGGGATGATAGCTCCGCGCGTGGCAATGACGGTTCCAACGGTCGAACCCTTCCCGGCGTGAGCGTCCGGCATCACGGCAACGTGCGAGAATATGAAGGGCATCTCAGCCATGTTCCGAACCTGCTTCTCTGCTTCAGCTTCGAGGTCGGATGCCCAAATCTTCACCGGGCGCTTCGTTTCGCTAATTACTCTTTGCATTTTTACTCCTTATCACAAATTGGGACGGATGCCCGCTGCGCAAACGGCTCACTTCGCTTCCAGAAAAGGTTGCCACATTTTAACCATGTATTTGACATACTTCTGAAGCCACGCTCTCACGCGGTCCTCGTCCTTGCGGTCAACCTTCACATCGACGGATAGCGGATAGGCTTTGCGCTGAATGAAGAACTGAATCTCAAGGACATCCTGAGTGTCGTCGTCATCGCTCCTATTCTCAGACTTGGACTTGTCGATCCAATCCCAACGAATGAGCCAGTTGTAATCAAGGTCGGAGTCCTTCCATTCTTCCAGAAAGGAGTCAAAAGACTCATGTTCTTGGTGACACTCATTGCTGAAATAGCACCCCTCGGTGCGATAGTACGGGTGGTCAATCTCCCAAAGATGTTTTTGTTTAGCCATTCTTACCTCCAGAATCGTTTGCACGCTCGGCGTCGGGGTCTTTGTAGTACCCCTTGATGTAGTCGTACTTGAATCTGCCGCCGTATTGCTCGGACCAGAAATCCTCTGAGAACAAAATGCTCGGCTCTCCGGGGATCTGTCCGGCGGAGACCGCAATCTTGGCGGCTTCAGGACGTTCGACAAAGCGTCCCTCGCTCGTCATGAAGCCCTGGTCAGCGGCGCTACTCGACATTTTCAACCCGATACCCGCTCCCTGCCTGAAACAGCAGGAGTGACTCTTACCGAGAAGAATCATTCCGCATTTCGATTTAACGGCTGCGTGTCTGATTTCTTCGCTCATTTTGACTCTGATCCTTTCTCCTGCTGGATCTCACGCTCGGCGGCGGGAACAGTTTTGATCCCACGAATTCGCTCCGCGCAGCCAGCCGACAAAGGGCTGAGCGGTTTTCCTGGTTCAATTTCAAAAAGACTTGCGGCCATCTCAATCGCCCATTTTGCTCCAGCTTCAAAACCATTCGCGTACAGATTGAAGTGCTCCTTATTGCGAAGCCCCTTGGCTGCGGTCTCTGCGGCTTTCTCTATGACGTTCATTTATCCTCCCCACTTACTTGGGCCTGCTGGGCAGTGGTGTTTACCATCGGTAATTCATGTCGTCGTACAGTTTTCGTTCTTCGTCTTGCTGGCGCTCATACTCGGCGCTGAATTTTCGCCAGTCAAACCACCACTCTTTTAACTTAGCCCACATCAACAACCTCCGGGGTTTGGCATACAGGACCACACTCAATGTCATCGTCTGGCGCATCGGCGTCGGACGGCAGTTCATCCAGATATATTCGCACACCCTTAACCCGTACTAGGCGCACACCGAGAAGCCTGCTCTGTCTCGCTCTCCGTTGAAATACCTCTGGGAAGTGCTTGCGGATTTTATTCCAGTAGCCGGGGCTTGTGGCCTTCACGCAACCCAGGCAGTTGTTGTGGTCAAAGCCTAGCGAGTACATTTTGGGGAGGTTGATCTTGTGGTGGTGTAAAATACTGAGACAGTCTGCCTTGGTTTTTCCCTCATCAATCAAAATCCATTCCGTATTCAGAGTGGGATTATTTTCCTCAAACTGATCGGCACGCCGCTGCTCGTCGGCGGTATAGCCAAAGATATGAATGTCATCGGGCCGCTGCCAGGCTTCGCGGGGACGCTTCTTCATCTCAACTGTGCATCGTGCGCCCTTGATTCCTGCCATGTATCGGACCCGCTGAAAAACGTCATCAATATCAGCGTACTCTTTTGATTTCAGTTGGAGTATGGGCTGCCCAATCCAATCCTCGACATCTCGAAAGAATCTGGCATTGTCTGGGTGTTCGGTGCTCATGGTGTCGCAATAAACCACTTCAACGTTGTCCCCGTATTTTATGATTGCTGACTTAGCCGCAACCGCACTGGCGGCTCCGCATGAAAACCAAACTACTCTTCTCATTAGTTACTCCTTAACTAAATCTGTGTTCACCGATGCCACGCAAGCAATCGCTTTATCGACCGCTGCGATGAAAGAATCTTCTGCCTCCTGGCCACCCATGATGCAACCGCCTCGTGCGCTCACAACTCCGACGCAAAAGTATTTCAGGTTCTCTATCTTGATTGAACCGGGAGGGCAGCACTCAATGGTATTGTCGTGACCGTTGGCCGACACTTTCCATTCGTCATTCACCTGGTGTTCCCAAAGACCTGGCAACTCATTGATATGTTTAACGCCCAGCGCGTGAGCTAGATCGGCTACCTTTGAAAAACACTCAGCGACTTGCATGGCTCTCCTTCTTCACCTTACAGGTAGCGCAGGTGCAATCTTGAAGCGTCCGCAGTCCGAAAGCGTGTGACTCGAATCTCTCAAATTCGGTCCCGATCTGACAGCCCATATGATGGAGCATGTCTGCAAAACCCGGCTGTGTCGCTCGCAGCTCAGAAGCGCATTCAAACAAAGTATCGCTGGCCTTGATTAAAACCTGCCCCTCATCCCACTTGGTCATTTTGTGCTCTCTCATTTTTTCTCCTCAGACACGCTTGCCGCAAGAGCATCAATGTGCAATTACTCGGTACTTATCGCTGAAAATACAAGCCAGCTTAGGATCGTTGGGGAAGTGCCGCTCACACGCCTGACTTTCGGCTTGATAGCAGACAACGACCATCGTGCCGATCATGGCGACGACAACCAAAAACACGCAAAGCGCTTTCTTTTCAAAACTGTCCATACTTCTACTCCTTAATTAAATTACTGTTCACTACGGCCCCAGCAGCCCAAGTAAGTCCTCGATGCAACGGGGTCTATAATTCGCCTGGTCCACCCAGGCGGTAATGCTCGGACCTGTTTTCTGATTCGCATTCTTTGATGTGTGATGCGGACCATCCCCCTATAACTAAAGTCTCGCCGCAATAAGCACATTGAGCCGTGCTCACAGCTTTAATTCCTCTAGCGATGAGGGAAGCAATATGGGGAACGGCTGCGTTTCCGAGCGCGTGCCTTCGGTCCACCCAATCGGGAACCCCATCATCCGTTCCCAATCTTCGGGGTGTTGAATCCCAAGATTGTTTAAACTCTTCCGCACCTTGCCGACCCTGCCCGCTCCACCACCGCGCGAATTCCCGTATGAACTTGCGGTCGGGGTTGGCAACAATGAAGACCCGCGACCTTTCGTGGCACGCTCCCAGGTCAGAGGCTCGGACTCGAAGAGGCACACTAGCGTATCCCAGAAGCCACAAGTCACGCCGCACTTCGGGCACCCATTTTCGCCACGTGTGGCCGACGTTTTCGACGACGACCCATCCCGGCGCTGATTCGTAGATGATCCGTCGGAACTCGTACCAGAGCTCACTGGCCCCGACGAGCTTACGAGTTGGTCCGGCGACACTAAGACCTTGGCAAGGAAATCCTCCAACGAGAACAAGCGCGCGTCTCCGAGCTGAATCGCTGATGGGAAATGCCTTCCCAGGATGTTTTGACAAAACGTATCCATTTCGCATACCGCTGCAACCTCAAATCCTTCTCGCTCGAAGCCGAGTTCCAAACCACCTATGCCGCTGAAAAGTCCGACTACTTTCATTTTTTCAAAGCTCTGATTTCATGCAAGTGCCTGTCGTGATCATCACAATCACCACGGCACGCATCAATCGCTTCTTCCAATGCCTCGTTGTGAATCTCTTTGGCGAGTGATTCAAACTCCACGCAAAGATGGTCGTATACGTCGCTAGATTCTTTTGGCTTGAGCTCGATAATCCGCTTAACCCGCTCACTTAAATTTTTCATACCTAAACTCCTTTAATTTCTAACGGTTGCCTTGTACGCGGACGTAATAGTCGGTTTGTCTTCGTCGTCTGGGAAATCCAAAAGCTCTCCATCTGCAACGGTAAGGATTTGCCTGAGATGACAATGATCGCAATCCGCGTCGCCGCGACATTCGAGTTCTCCGACATTCGCATGCGCCCATGAGTAGAGCGACTGAATGGCCTTCGGATTGATCCCTGCCGTGGCGTTGGCCCTTTCGATGAGCCAACCCAACTTCATCCCGAGCGAGCGAATGGCTTCATTGAACTTATTTTTCTCTTGGATGCCGAAAACAGAGTTGTCAGAATAGGCGATAGTTCTGCCTTCGCACTGAATCTCGTTCTCGCATAGGTCGTACTTCCATTTGAAACGCTGGATATCTTGACTCATAAAATCATCCTTACTTATGTGTTGTGGGCACCCGTTAGCGGGATGCCATTATGTTCGCGGCCATTGTTCCGGCGTCTTTGTCGATCTCGCAGAATTTACATCCCGTAGAATCGTGAACGCCTTCATGCTTTCGAAGGTCCGCGAGCATTTGATCGACCGTGTAATCATCGCCAGTCAGCCAAGCCAGATTTTTCGATAGTCGCGGTATGGCCTCTTGAATCTGTGCCAGTTCGTGATTTTTCAATTCCATTGGTACTTCCTTTCAAAACGAACATGGCGATATGCCTGCCCGTATCTTTCACAGGGGTTCCGTCTTCGGTGGCGACCCATCGCACATCCCGAAGGTTCCGAATCTCCGACGCTCTTTCGATCAGCATGAGCACCCACTTATCGAGCGGATAGACGAACACCACGTCCTTGCCCTTGTTGGCCTCGATGATCGCTTTCCGCGCCCATGCGGTCGGGCCCTTCTTCTTTCCTTCGTGCATGATGGATCCGAAGGGCGGGTTGACGTAGCTGGACTTTCCCCACTCACACGTCAAACCGTCGAAGTCGTCGGGCTTAGGGTAAGGGCACGGATCGAAATCAGTGCCGAACTCGGCGCGGATCCCAGCCATCATCTCCGATGGGGTGAGCCAGTAGTGCTTTCCGTCTTTCGCGTTGCCTTGATGAAATCCCATATATTTACCTAATGCCTAGTATCTTCGGGGTCTTAGAAACATTTGCATTCACCGCAAACGTTACTGAAAGAACGCCGCGAACTTCTCGCTTTCATATTTTCCTTTGGTCAGCGTGATCGCCTCGGCAATGGTCAGCGCCGTTGGAACCTTGATCCCTTCGCAGAATAACCGCGTGCCTTCTTCACACGCTCCTGTGATCGCTCGGTATGCCTGGATTGCATCCTCGGCTTTCACTTTGGTCGCGAGCGTCCATTTCTTGAATCGCGAAGTGTCCCGATCTGAAAGCTTGTAGCGCAGTGATTCGGTCGCCTGTTTCACGGTCTTGCCGTGGGAAAATATTTCTCCGCGCTGAACCACGAATGAGACGTTCAGTTTCCCGACGATTCGGACTTTGAAGACGATGAGCTGTGCGGCTCTCTTTTTCGAGATGAGCCAAGACAAGATTCCATCGACTTTGATCAACCCCTTCTTTTTGAAGGACACCGCCAGAGCAGCCGCGCAAGTCGCCTTTGCGGTCTTATCGTTTTTATTGACCAGCTTCGGAGCATCGAGCGTGGCCTGCGAGTTGATGGACAGGTCCCCGCCGACCGTCTCCAGCTTCGGAGCATCGAGCGTGGCCTGCGAGTAGATGTACAGGTACCCGCCGACCGTCTCCAGCTTCGGGAGCGTGGCCTGCGAGTAGATGGACAGGTCCCCGCCGACCGTCTCCAGCTTCGGAGCATCGAGCGTGGCCTGCGAGTAGATGGACAGGTACCCGCCGACCGTCTCCAGCTTCGGGAGCGTGGCCTGCGAGTAGATGTACAGGTACCCGCC